ACCCGACGGAACCGTCCAGATCGGCCTGGATTGATCTCATTCCAAGACTTCGCATAATGTGTGCGAAGCTTATGTAGAAAAGCCCCGGTGGAAAATCGAAGAACCACCGGGGCTTTTTTGCATAGGCTTCATTATGCGAGGTCTAATTTTTATCTACCATTTCATGTTATTCGTTGGAAGTGCATCTGGTCCGATGCTTTTTACTGCGGATTCATACGCTGAATTTGCTTTGTTTTGAAAATAAATAACTACTGACGTTGTTGCTGTTGTATAAATAATAATTGTTTTTGTCTTTACAGCGTCATTATTTTATATTGTTGATTGGAAAAGCTTCTTTCTGGCTTCTTCAATCTCTGGGTTTGCTGTTTTACCTTTCACCCAATCTACTGGACCTATACCTTCTGGGGATACATGAAATATGTCGCTTAGTGCTACGGCGCCGTTAATTTCTTTTGATCCGAATGACCATTCAGCTGCATTGAGAAATTCTTCAAATAGTTCTTTTATGTCGAATTGGTGTCGTGCCGCCTGCAATATCCAGTAAAGTAGATCATCCTTACTTTTTACTTTTGTAAGATCAATTTCCCATTCTCCATGTTGAATATTGCGAATAGTGTAATTTATAGGATCGAATTTCCATGTCTTCATAGTTTCTCTACAAGTTGAATTAAAAGTAGAAAAGCCCCGTTGGACAATCGCAGGTCCACCGGGGCTTTTTGTATAGTACGTTTTATTTTTAATTGTCCCAATTATCAACTAACCATTGATTTACATGGGCATGGCTTCGTTTGTCACTTGGCAAATCATGCCTTATTAGGCGTTCCGCTTTTAAACCTGATGATTTGTTTTTTAAATTATGTTTTTCAGCAAAACGATTTATGAATGGAAGAACTTCGTAGCCCTCGTGTTTGTTTAATAATGTGCTATCTGGTTTCCCTGTTATTTTAGGGTCATCATCATCTATTGCTGTCCAAGAGTATTTTTCTTCTAAATCTGATTTTTTTAATAATGACATTTATCCGCCTTAAATTTTTGATTGAACCATTTTTGGCGGTCTATTTTTAATTTAGATCACCTACATTTAAGGTAAGGTTTATTTTTGACTTTTCAACCTTAATAGTAGGTTTTTTATTTTCTCAATTAAGAACGATTCGCAACGCTCGCAAGGACAGGGGTAAGTAGTACTGTCCTTTACTCTCATGGATGATAGTAATTTTGTTTTTACTCTTCGTCTTCTTTTATGAAGATTCCATCCTGATCTGCTTCAAATTTATCAACGTAGTGATCTATCAGATAATTAATTAGGTCTGTTTCGGTCACTCTTTCTTTTAGCTTTATTGTTAAATCAATAGCTTTGTCTTGTAGTTTTTCTGCTCTGTCCTGTCTGATTCTTGTGCCTGTAATTAACTTAGCCATTTGCTTGCCCTCTTGTTATCTGCTTTCATATTAACATATTGACTTGTTAGCAGCTTTCATGTTGTAATTTAATTAATAGCTAATTTGTTAGCAGATAACATTACATTTATTTTTTCGATATACCATTTCAAAATCATGATCGATTGGTTCCGCGGTGAAATAGAATTTCTACACGACCCTATACCGGCAGGTCGTGTGCTTTCTATTGAAGCCAGCGGGGAAATTACCTGGGAATGTGTTAAGTCGATAGATTGCCGATCCAGTCACGAAACAAGCTTAAAAATCAAATCAACGGGCGGTAATGGCGAGGGTAGGGCAACCGCCTTAATGATTGACGGCAACCTTTGCAAGTTCTTACAGGGTCATAACGTTTTTGGGTCTCGTGATTTGAATACACTCTTGTTGCTGTCCTTTCGCAAAGTCTACGAACTACATGCCGAGCATTTGCACGGTTGTTCAAGCCCCTTATTGACTGAAGCCAAGATTAAGAAGGGCGACTACAAAGTCAAAATGTTAGACATCAACGAACTTTATGATGTCGGCAATGATGCCAGTGTTGAAGCTTGGTTACATGCTGCCGGAATGCGTGCACGTTCCCGCCATGGTCGTAGCACTCGCGACAAAGGCACCGTTTACCTGGGCAAGAATTCACGTCGCTGGGCCATTAAGTTTTACAACAAAGCGCGTGAAATGATCGCTAAAGGCAAAACCCATGCTTTACCGGACTATTTAAAAAACATCGGCCTCGAAAAGTTTATTCAAGGCAAGCTTCGCGCCGAACTGCGCATTTTTTCCAAGGAACTCGAAAAGCACGGAATCACCCACGGCTACCACCTAACCCCTGATCTTATCAATCAATTATTCAATGACTACTTGGGGAAAATTGACATGACTACACAAGCCACTTTGCACGATGAGCAATTATTCAAAATGCCACGCCATTTAATGGGGACTTACCAGCTCTGGCGGCAAGGCGCCGATCTTCGTCAGCTTCTTTCTGAGGCAACCTATTTCCGGCATCGTAAAGCTTTGCTTGAGTATGGCGTGGATATTTCCGCTATGCATCTTGAACCCGAACATAACAACGTTGTTCCGCTAATGCGCATTATAGAAGCCGTGCCGGTCGCTATTCCCTCATGGGCTTATGAACGCGGTTTGATAGCGGCATAGGGTAGGGGGCTTAACTCATGACTTCTTGTAGGTATTGCTTTGGCCCTCTGTTTTGCAAAGGTTCCGGCCGCACACCTGTTTTTTGTTCTAACGCTTGTAAGCAATCGAATCACCGTCTTACTAAAGCAGGGCTTCACTCAGTTGCGGAAAGGAATCGTCAACAGTCCCGAATAAAATCGTTACGAAATGCCACCGGCGCTGACTCAAACCAGGGGCAACCGTTACGAAAAGCCGGCTCTTTTTCACAGATTGACTGGACGGAGGAGAATTAATGATTACGCCAAATCCCAAGGCGCATATGTCGCCTAAAGACTTAACCCGTGTCCTTGCGCTTGAAGCTCAAACCGTTCCCGGCTGGGGGCTTAACGATAAAGCGTTTCACGCTTCCTTTGCTGCTAATCGTGAAGCTTTCGCTTTCATTACAAAGATTCACCAAGCCATTAAAGCCTTTTATTTGAACCAGGGGCATACCGTTGAGCAGTGGCAAGTTGTCAGCTCAAACCTTAAACAATTTAACCGCGTTTGGCGTCAGTCGTTGGGATTGATGCCGGACGATTCACCACCGCCGTTGGCATTCCGCCGAGTTTTACCAAAACCTTCTTTCATACTTAATCAGGAAAAATCCATATGAAATTTATAGTTGCTGCTGCATTCACTAACACGGGCATTGCTAAAGCCTCACAACAACCTTATTCAATGACTCGCGCACTGGTTTTAATGCCGTTTACCGATGTCGAGAACTCCAATTTTCAATCACGCGGAGAGGGATTCAGTGCGGTTGAATTGTCGGTTGCTTCATCTTTTGCGACCCAATTTCAGAATCAGTTTAATTCGTCTTTTAAAGGTTCCCCCGTTCAAATGGAGCTTATTACTTCGCTGGATCGTGAGGGCCGAAATGTCATTGTCGGCCTTGAGTCTCCGCAAAATAAGACTTCGGCTTAAACAATGACCGGAACAACTCAACGTGTTTTGGTTTGTGTGGATAGCGTTTCGGCTCCTACCTCTGCTTGGATTCTTGAAGCTTGCCCCGCTTATCTAAATAACGGTTCTACACAGTATCAAACTATCGCGGTTGTTCCGGCTTACGTGCTTGATTCAAGCATGGCCGCTGGTATTGAGGCTTCTTTAGGGCCTTTTGATTATGTTTATGCTGCCGGTCTCTGGACATTATCTTTTACCTTTGTTGTTGCTTTGTTTTTGGTCGCCCGATCATCGGGTGTCGTCATTAATTTTATTCGGGGTCGCACCTGATTAAAGAGCGTACCGGCGTTTTTCCGGTTTTTTTTGTTGTAAGGAGTTTTATTATGTTGAGAGTTTTTTTAGCTGCATTGTTGTCTTTTGCTTTCGGTTCAAGTGCGTTTGCTGTTGGTCCTGATATGTCTGGTTTAACCTCTGCCGTTGATTTTGGCACGGTTACAGTTGCGGTTCTTGCTATAGCTGGCATGTTGGCCGTTGTTTATGTTGCCGTAAAAGGCGCATCAATTGGTTTGGCAATGCTTCGCAGCAAATAATTTACTGCGGATCGGAAGGGGAGCGTCTTTATTTGCCGCTCCCCTTTTTTTTGATTTTAAGAAAGTGAGGTTTTCCATTATGAAAAAAATCGCCGTTCTAATCGCTGGTTTTTTTGCTTCTTCAGGTGCCTTTGCTGTTGGCCCTGATATGTCGGGGTTAATGAGTTCTATTGATTTTGGAAGCTCTATTGTTTCGTTTCTTTCTATTGCGGGTGCTATCGCTGTTTGCTGGGTGGCCGTTGACGGCGCTTATATGGTGTTAGACATGATTCGTTACAGGAAGTAGTTAAAACTTTAGATTTAGGGGTGTCACTGTGTTGGTGATGCCTCTTTTTGTTGGGGTAGTTATGACGGTTAATGAACTTTGGTATTTGTTTATTTTTGCTTGGGGCTTGATTTCTGCCTGGGCGGTTGTTGAGGGTTTAAAGTAAAGGGGTTGGTTATGCGCTTTCGTCGATTTTTGGTTGTTTTTCTTGTTTTGTTGTTGGCTCATCAGAGCTATGTTTACGCTTCAATCGTTGGCTCTGCTGCTAAGGTGGCCGCTTCTGTTTCTGGTGTTATTGAGGCTCAATTGATTAGACGGGGATTCGCCGCTAACGATCCGCGTTTTCAAGCTACTTTGGCGGCGGTGTCAGCTGTCGCGAATAATTCCGTTGCTGGTACTGCGGGGGCTGCTGCTATGGCGTTGGCCGGTATTGCTGGATTGCCGGTCTGGGCAACTATTGCCGTGGGTCTTGGTGTTGGTGCATTGGTTTATGGCATTTATAGCTTTACCAAGGATTCATCCGGGAATCTTGTTTATTCGGCTCCTGGGGCTACTGATCCAGCTGGTTCTTTATATTGGACTTATACGAATAAAGCCGGTGTGACTAAGACTTATTTGCAGAATGTTTCTAATGCCAATGTTATTTGTAATGATTATTGGTCTGCCGCTTCTTATTGTGGTGGCAGTCGTACTGGTAGTGCTACAACAATCACTTCTTGCACCGTGACTCTTTCCGCTGGTAACGCTTGTCTTCCTAATCCGCCGCCGCAGTATGCGCCTTTTAACATGATGAGTTCGTCTGTAACGCCTGGTTCTGATTATGTTGTTGCTCCTGTAACGATTACAGGCAACATGGACACTATAGCCCCGTCCTTGCCCGCCGCTGCTTTGGCTGCTCCTATTTCTGATAATTCACTTGCTCAGGTAACTGATGCGCTTTATAAGCAAGCTGCTGCTCAGATAGGCTATTCCGGTATTCCTTATTCGATGGTTGATCCTGTAGGGGCTACTGATGCGGCTACTTGGAAAGCGGCCAATCCTTCTGCTGTTCCCACGATGGCTGATGTTCTTTCGCCTATTGGCAGTGCCGTTGCTTTGCCTGATCCCACTGCTTCAACTTCCGGATCAACAACGCCGACAACAGTAACACCTACGCCGGTTGATTTAGGCGTTGATCCTGGTGTTGCTCAGCCAGGGCTTGAAACAACTCCGACCGCAGCACAGATTCTTGCTCCTGTTTTGGGTTTGTTGCCCACCTTAAAATCTTTTGTGGTGCCGTCTCACACGGCTACTTGTCCACGCCCTACGGCTTCGGCTTGGGGCAAGACTCTCACTTTATCCGGTCATTGTGATTTGCTTGATGCTCCTGCCGTTCACGATACGCTTTATGCGGTGATGGCTTTGGTTTGGACGATGGTAGGTCTTTTTATTGTGTTAAAGGCATAAGGGGGCTTTATGTTTGGGATTTTAACGTCTGCGTTTAACGTTGTGCTCGGCTTTGTTTTTCGGTCGATCATTGTTAAGTTTGTGTTGTTTTTTGGCCTTTTCTTTATCACAACAGAGTTCATTCAAGTTTTGGTTAGCTCTGGTTTGCTTCCTACTGCATCGTCTTTAAATGGCGTTTTTGGCGGAATTCCTGCCGGGGTTTGGTATTTCCTCGATCTTTTTAATTTCTCAATGGGATTTTCAACGGGTTTAGCT